TAATCTGTATATGTTTTCAGAGGGGCGCCTATAATGGTGCCCCTCAGAAAGTGAAATCATGCCTCGTCTTTTCGGCTTCGAGTTCAACTTTAATCAAAAGTCATCGGCGCCTACTGCGTCGTTACTGAAACCGACCTCGAACGCAATCAGTTTCGTTCCTCCCGATAATCAAGACGGCGCCTTAAATATTCAATATGGTTCCGCCGGTGGTTACTTCGGCTATTATCTGGACCTCGATGGTGCGGTTATTGATGATCCCCAACTCATCAATCGCTATCGAGAAATGCAGATTGTGGCGGAGGTCGATGAAGCCATAGACCAGATCATCAACGAAATTGTGGTGCAGGATGCTGAACGGATGCCTGTCGCATTGAATCTGGACTATGTGGATCTCGGGGAAGAACTCGAAACCCGCATTCAGTCCGAATTCGCGAACCTTCTCAAAATGCTCAACTTCCATCGCGATGCATATAGCCTTGTGCGGCAATGGTATGTAGACGGTCGTATTTATTTTCATTGTGTGGCGGATGAATCGGATCCGAAGGCGGGTATTCAGGAATTGCGACTCGTTGATCCGCGCACCATTCGCAAGGTACGTGAGGTCGCCCGTAAACGCCATCAGGAAGGGCAGTTTGACATTGTTGAAGTTGTTCGGGAGTACTATGTGTACAACCCGATGGGCTTTGTTGCTCCAACCAACCTCTCAGGGTCAGCGAACACCCCTACAGCGGCCATGCTAAACTATAACGGTATTCGTATCACCACGGATGCTGTTGCGTTCTGCCCGTCAGGACTCTACGACGTAAACAAGCGGACAGTGCTTTCATGGCTCCATAAAGCCATCAAGCCACTGAACCTGCTTCGCATGATCGAAGATTCCGTCGTCATCTTTCGTGTTGCGCGGGCGCCCGAGCGCCGTGTGTTCTACATTGATGTGGGTAACCTTCCCAAGCAAAAGGCAGAACAGTATCTCTACGACATCATGCAGCGGTATCGGAATAAGCTCGTCTATGATGTTGGTACCGGTGAGATTCGCGACGACCGCAAGTTCATGTCAGTGCTTGAAGACTTCTGGCTGCCTCGACGTGAAGGGGGTAAGTCAACCCAGATTGAGACATTGCCCGGTGGTCAGAACCTCGGGCAGATGGAAGACGTGGATTACTTCCGCAAGAAGCTTTATCGTGCGCTTGGGTTGCCTCCCACACGAACAGAAGCAGGGCAGGGTTTCCAGATTGGTCGCGCCACGGAAATTACCCGTGACGAACTGCGATTCACCAAATTTATTCACCGGCTGCAAGTCCAGTTAAGTCATCTGTTCGATCAGTTGCTTGAAAAGCAATTGCGAATGAAGAATGTGATGACGGAGGCGGAGTGGTATAAAATCAAGGACAGAATTCGCTATAACTGGCAGCAAGACTCCTACTTCGAAGAACTGAAGATGAACGAAATTCTCACGGCTCGTATGAATCTTGCTACGCAGATGGAACCATTTATCGGGAAGTATTTCTCGAATCAGTATATCCAACGTGAAGTTTTGAAGCTCTCTGATATGGATTTATCGAATATGCAAGCCGACATGGCTGACGAATCGTCGGAAGCCTCAACATTTGACATTGAAGCAGATGCCACGTTGCGCGACACCGATAATCGCGAGACTAACACTAACCCTTCAGTGGAACCTTCTGGTGACGTGGCTTCGTCACGGAAGAAATCCACAATAGACTAAATAGTGTAAAGATATGCCGATTACAGCCGACACCGCAGTTACTCAGATTCTTATTGACAATCCAACGCGAGTTGTCGGGAAATTTTTATATTACTCCCTTAGTGGTACACCACACGCTGACGTTATGAAAGTGAATGTCGGCGCACTGTCCTATGGTGTTCACAAAGTTGTGCTTACTAGTCGAAACGTCGAGGTTTTACGCGGTGCAGTAATGGTGGGTACATCCAGCAGCGCCAGTTCCATTGTCGTTGACTGGTTAGCTTCGTCTAACACTGTAGTGGTGGGTGAGTTGACTGGTGCTACGTCATATACCAATGGTGAGACATTGACCTTTACGGGTGGAGGCGCGGATACTGCTGTGACGGCGACTGCTAATGCGGCGACTGCATTTACTACGCCCGACCGTAACCTCGATATCACTAGTGTGTGGTACTCCGTCAGTCCCACGATGGTTGTGGAGCTTGGATTTGCCTCCTCGACTGGAGCCGCAAATACGACATCGTTGATATTATCGGGATCTGGATACTTCGGTAAGAACGCCCTGCCGTTACAGCTTGATAATCCGACGCTCACTGCTCCTACTGGGAACTTTTTTATTGGCGCGCCAGTCGTGCCAGCCAAGACGGCGTACAGCATCATCGTTGAGTTCCGCAAGACCGAAGGTTTTGCTGATGTCCAATAATTCCAGTTACTAGAGGTCACCCATGAATTCATTTACACAACTTGTCCAGCACGTAAAGAACGCCGATTGGTCTGGTGCGAATCAGGTCTTCTCAGAAATCATGCAGCAGAAGACCGCAGACAGAATCGAAGTTGAGAAGAAGACGATATTCAAGGAAGGTAAAGGCAAGCTAGGGCCCGGTGGATACGGCGCGCCAGGTGAGGACGATGGTGGTGTCAGGGAAGATGCGGAAAGTGGCTCGGACGGTTACAAAGCCTACTTCAAGTCTATGATGAAGAAGCACGGGTATGACTCTCCCGCCGATATTCCAGCCGACAAGAAAGACGACTTCTTTAACGCAGTCGATAAGGGCTACAAAGCTAAGAACGAAGCTGTCGATGATGACGATGACGGAGCAGCAATACGTCGCTCTGCGGAGGGACGGTAACCAGCAGCCGCACGTCATGAATTCATTTACACAACTTGTCCAGCACGTAAAGAACGCCGATTGGTCTGGTGCGAATCAGATCTTCTCGGAGATCATGCAGCAGAAGACTGCGGATAGAATCGAAGTTGAGAAGCAGACGGTGTTCAAGGAAGGTAAAAGCGTTGAGCGGATCATGCGGGATATAGGCAGCCATGACGCTGCACACAGCGGATGGTCTCCCGACCGCGTCGCGGATGAGGTTTATAAAGAGCTAACTGGTAACCGCAATAAGAACCGCCAAAGAAGACTGCCGCCCGCAGCCGTCGTTAATAGTGCGATAAAAGATTTCTTAAAGAGCGGTGAGCGGCCGGCGGCTCACGGTAGATCAGCATGGCGTCGTGCTGGCCAGGTGCTGGACAAGGCCACCAAGGCAGGCATCAAATGGAATCAGAGGTTACTTAAACCGGCAGACCGGCGCCAATTGGAACTGAAACTCAGGTAGGTAATCCATGAAACTAATAGCAGAGTTTGTTTCTCCCCGCGACGTTAAGCCCATCGTTGAATCAACGGACCACGGCAAGACTTACCATATTGAAGGTGTCTTCCTTCAGTCCGAGATAAAGAACCGTAATGGGCGCATCTATCCACAAGCTGTGTTAGAGCGGGAGGTCGCTCGATACAACGAGGAATACGTCTCGCAGAACCGTGCGCTGGGCGAGCTTGGGCACCCCGACTCTCCTCATATCAATCTTGATCGCGTCTCTCACATGATCACCAATCTTACGATGGACGGCACGAACTTCATAGGTCGTGCCAAGATCATGGACACGCCATATGGCAAGATTGTGAAGTCTTTTATTGATGAGGATGTCAAGTTTGGTGTGTCTTCGCGTGGCGTCGGTTCGTTGCTGGATGATAACGACGAGAGTGGGTCAGTTGTCGGTGAGGACTTCTATCTCTCCACGGCCGCAGACATCGTTGCAGATCCGAGCGCGCCAGACGCCTTTGTCAGTGGGTTGCGTGAAAGTAAGGAATGGATCTGGACTAACGGTGTGCTATCGCACGAACAAATGTACGCCCTCGACAGACAAATCTCTATGGCACCTGTCAAAAGCGGATCGGACAGTCGCAAGCTCACTACGAAAGTGTTTGAATCGTTTCTTCGAGAATTGAAAATCGGAACGAGGATCACATAACGCAGCGTAGCTTAATACGTCTCGACGAACAACTTCCCCTTCGCTAACACATCTACAAACCCCGTATCGATACGACGGAACGCATAGAAGTATGTGCGTTCCGTTAGGGCCGTGGTCTGTGCGGCGGTTAGATCTACATCCCACACGCCAAAATCACTCGCACTAGATACGTTCGCTGATATCCCACCATTGATGGTCGCAATGACCGACCCACCACGCGTCGTGCGAAGTTCAAATCGAACATTCCAATCAGACAACGAACCTAGTTCTGTCGTTGGCGCTTGTACCAAACGAAACCGAAGCCGATAGTCGCACCCTCTATTGATCGAGAAATCTTGTGTTTCGGTCATGTTGTTATTTAGCTTTCCTTGGTCCAAGCATCTAGATGCACCAACTGGTTTTGTCTCGCCCGAATCGCTGTGACCAAGGTGTATTGAATGTCATTGAGAGTCACCATGTTGCTGCGGGCGCGAATGCGAATCAGCGACGAGCGATAGACATATGATGGCGATGCAGACGCGCTTGCTGAACTTGACGGACTCACCGATGCCGAGGGTGAGACGGATAAGCTGGCAGAACTCGACGGGCTGAATGAGCTTGACGGACTGGCAGAACTCGACGGACTGAACGAGCTTGACGGACTGAACGAGCTTGACGGACTGAACGAACTCGACGGGCTCACTGATGCCGACACGGAGCTTGACGGGCTGAACGAGCTTGACGGGCTGAACGAGCCTGACGGACTCAGGGACGGCGATAGCGACGGTGAGGGGGAACTGGACGGACTCCTCGACGCGGACGGGCTAACGGAGCCTGACGGACTGACAGAACTCGATGGACTGACAGAACTCGATGGACTGAACGATGCCGATGCCGAACTTGATGGACTGCCAGAACTTGACGGGCTCACTGATGCCGACACGGAGCTTGACGGGCTCACCGACGCGGATGCGGAACTCGACGGGCTCTCCGAACTTGACGGACTCACCGATGCCGACGCGGAACTTGACGGGCTCTCCGAACTGGACGGACTGACAGAACTTGACGGACTGACAGAACTCGACGGGCTCTCCGAACTCGACGGGCTGAAGGAGCTTGACGGGCTATACGAGAGAGACGCCGAACTCGACGGACTCACGGAGCTTGACGGACTCACGGAGCTTGACGGACTGGCAGAACTCGACGGGCTGACTGAGGCCGACGTGGAGCTTGACGGGCTGACAGAACTGGACGGACTCAGTGATGCAGATACCGATGCTGATGGTGATACCGACAGTGATGGTGAGCTTGACGGGCTCCTCGACGCGGACGGACTCACCGAGCTTGACGGACTGCCTGAACTTGACGGGCTCACCGAACTTGACGGGCTGACTGAGGCCGACACTGAACTCGACGGGCTGAATGAACTTGACGGGCTTACCGAACTCGACGGGCTACCTGAGCTTGACGGACTCACGGACGCCGATGACGAACTTGACGGGCTGACTGATGCCGACGTGGAGCTTGACGGACTGCCCGACGCGGATGCAGAACTCGACGGGCTCACTGAGCTTGACGGACTGCCTGAACTTGACGGGCTCACTGAACTCGACGGACTACCTGAACTTGATGGGCTGACCGACGCTGATACGGAACTCGACGGGCTAAACGAACTCGACGGGCTGAATGAACTCGACGGACTACTTGAACTCGACGGGCTCACCGACGCTGATACAGAACTCGACGGGCTAAACGAACTTGACGGACTCTGTGATGCGGATGCTGACGCCGATGGCGATACCGACAGCGACGGTGAACTTGACGGGCTCTTCGACGCTGATGGACTTGCCGATGCGGACGGGCTTACCGACGCCGACGGGCTCACCGAGGTGGACGGACTGACTGACGCCGACGGACTAAACGAACTCGACGGGCTATATGATCGAGACGCCGAACTCGACGGGCTCACCGAACTCGATGGGCTGACTGAGGTTGACGGGCTTACGGATAGAGATACGGAACCTGACGGGCTCACGGAGGCCGACGCGGAGCTTGACGGGCTCACGGACGCCGACGCGGAACTACTCGGACTCTGCGAACTTGACGGACTGACTGACGCCGACGGACTGACTGACGCAGACACCGAACTTGATGGGCTGCCGGAACTTGACGGACTTACCGATGCGGACGGACTGACTGACGCTGATGCTGAACCACTCGGGCTCACAGACGCCGACGGAGATACAGAAAGCGATGGTGAACTTGACGGGCTTCTTGACGCCGACGGGCTCACCGATGCAGACGGGCTTACCGACGCGGACGGGCTCACGGACGCTGATGTTGAACTACTCGGGCTCACAGACGGCGATGCGGAGCTTGACGGACTGACTGACGTTGACGGGCTCACCGACGCGGACACTGAACTCGACGGGCTCACCGATGCTGATGGTGAAACAGACGCCGATGCGGAACTTGACGGACTCACCGACGCCGACGCAGAGCTTGACGGACTGACGGAACTTGACGGACTGACGGAACTTGACGGACTAACTGATGTTGACGGGCTTACCGAACTCGACGGACTCACTGATGCGGACGGGCTTACTGACGCGGACGGGCTCACCGATGCTGATGGTGAAACAGACGCCGATGCGGAACTTGACGGACTCACCGATGGTGATGCGGAACTCGATGGGCTGACTGAGGTTGACGGACTCACCGACGCCGAGACGGAACTTGACGGGCTAAACGAACTCGACGGACTAACTGAACTTGACGGACTCAATGAACTCGACGGGCTCACGGAGCTTGACGGGCTTACTGAGCTTGACGGGCTAAATGAACTCGACGGGCTAACTGACGTTGACGGGCTTACTGAACTCGATGGACTGAATGAGCTTGACGGGCTCACTGATGCAGACACCGAACTCGATGGACTAAATGAACTCGATGGGCTGACAGAGGTTGACGGGCTGACAGAACTCGACGGACTGAATGAACTCGACGGACTGAATGAACTCGATGGGCTGACTGAGGTTGACGGGCTTACTGACGCCGAAACGGAACTCGACGGACTCACCGACGGCGATGCGGAGCTTGACGGACTGACAGAGGTTGACGGACTGACAGAGGTCGACGGGCTCACTGACGCCGAAACGGAACTCGACGGACTGACTGACGGCGATGTAGAACTCGACGGGCTGCCAGAACTTGACGGACTCACTGACGGCGATGCAGAACTCGACGGGCTGACAGAGGTTGACGGGCTCACGGAGGCCGACGCGGAGCTTGACGGGCTCACCGACCGCGATGCGGAACTAGACGGACTGACAGAGGTCGACGGGCTCACCGACCGCGATGCGGAACTAGACGGACTCACCGACGGCGATGCGGAGCTTGACGGACTGACAGAAGTCGATGGGCTAATCGACGGACTGAGTGAACTTGACGGGCTCCCTAGGGTCGCTGGTATGTTTAACTCAAACCAATATACTCGGAAGGAGTAGTTGGCCGAGGGACTTACCGACGCGCTGGGCGAGCTTACATATACATTATCATACGTAGAGTTATTATACGTTGCTGTGTCATACCATGTGTAATCGAGAGTTGGCGTCCACAACCCATACTTGGAATCTTCATACGTCGCGAAGTTATATAACGTCTCATCGTCGGTTGATATCCATCTCCCATATAGAGAAACGCCAGCAACCATTGTGCCGTATAATGTTGAATCAGTAATATGAGCCATGGCTTAGAGGAGGCCTGCGGAGGTTCGAACATACATCGAGACTTCTCCGGTTGGCTGAACTGGTACAACCATCCCGCCGATTGTCATCTGAATAATGTCTAGATCAGCGTAAAACCACACTTCTAATTTGCTGTAATCGTTAATTATGGTTTTCTCTGCTGATGTTAGGGTATACTTAAAAGTGTGCGCTGCACTAATAAATTCTGTCGTTGCATCGAACACCGTTCGTTCGGCAATCTTCGTAGTATTTTTATATCGTTTCCCCTCACCGTACTGCACTGTTGTACTGCCCGCGACTGCATTATAGGTGCCTGATGTAGGATGTATTTGTCGAAGTTCAACTTTAAATTCTTGTGCGCTGTCAGAGTAAATGGAATCGCTATCATTCGGTATTTGCGGTTCGTCAATCAACGCATAGAAATTACTGCCAGAAGACGCAGACCACGACCCCTTTCGATGAAGCACATCAGCAGTGGTATATACCTGTTGTCCCACCACACCCGTGGATGGGCTGACCGACGGCGATGCCGAACTCGACGGACTGTACGAACTCGACGGGCTAACTGACGTTGACGGGCTTACGGATAGAGATGCTGAACCCGACGGGCTCACGGAACTCGACGGACTGAACGAACTCGACGGACTGTACGAACTCGACGGGCTATATGATCGAGACGCTGAACCTGACGGACTGTATGAACTCGACGGACTGTACGAACTCGACGGGCTGTGCGAACTTGACGGGCTCGTAGACAGTGACGCAGAGCTTGACGGACTCTGCGAACTCGACGGGCTGGCTGATGTCGAACTCGACGGACTGAACGAACTCGACGGACTGTACGAACTCGACGGGCTGAACGATGCCGATGCGGAACTCGACGGGCTAATGGAATGTGATGGGCTGACCGATGCAGATGGTGAAAACGAGGGCGATGCAGAACTCGACGGGCTGACTGAACTCGACGGGCTGTTCGATTGTGACCCCGACGGCGATATCGAACTTGACGGGCTGTTTGACTGTGACGATGACGGGGATACTGACGCCGACGGGCTGTTCGACTGTGACGCTGACGGAGACACCGACGCCGACGGGCTGACAGAGGTCGACGGGCTCACCGACGGCGATGCAGAACTCGACGGACTGCCAGAATTCGACGGACTGTACGAACTTGATGGGCTAAAGCTTGCGGCCATTGAGTTCTACCAAGTGTGCCATGTAAGAAAGGCTCCTAAAATATAAAGGAAGTCGATCTATTTAGATGAGCGGCACACTGCGGTTTGAACCGCAACACACTTACATGTAGACTTTTTTATGCTATACGTTTGAAGTTGGCCAGACGGGATTTGCTGGATCATTGGTGTTCGCGGGCAGATCGCGAAGAGCTTGTCGATAAACACTCCATGCGGCGCTGTCCTCTGGTGCAAATCCAACACTCACATCGGGTAATTG